AGACCCTCTGGGGTCACTGTTGCCTTACGCAGACTTAACGCCACTGAGCACAATCTGTTCCCTGAAGTCAACTGTTTGTGTCCTACGTCACAGGACGGAATACTTGGCACCTGCCGAAGTCTTGTACTACATACAGAGCCGACCGGCGACTGAGGTCAAAACAGACGGGCCAACCCTTGAAGGTTGGCCCTTAGTAGTGGTAAGCTAACGGCGACCCGACGTTGACCCAGGGTCGCCACTATGAGAGGAGTCAGGATGCTGACGTACAGTGCGATTGATAACTACATCTCCAAGTTGATAGAGGAGCGGAAGGCATCAGCAACAGTCCGAGCAGCGCGCCAGCTGCTCGAAGCCTTTGACGCCAACACTCAGCTCGCCAGCGGGCACGAACTGATTGAACACCTGACGGTCGGGGACGTCAGGCTGTTCCTCTACCGGAACCCAGGCTCCAGCCCGGCGACCTTCAACCGCGAGCGGTCGGTCCTCACCGGCTTCCTCCGCCACTGCGGCGTCGAGCACCTGATCTCGGCAATCCCGCCGATGAAGAACCCGCAGAAGCCGAACCTCATCCTCTCGCCAGAGGAGATGAGGAGCCTGCTAGCGGAGGCGAATCCGGTGGAGCGGGTAGCACTGGCTATCGGGATGCACACTGGTCTCCGGGCCAGCGACATCTCTGCGCTGCGCGTCGGTGATGTCGATCTCGCCACCGACTACATCACCTGCACCATCCAGAAGACCGGGGTCACTGACCGGAAGCCGATCACTGCACCCCTCCGTGTCGAGCTGGCGGAATGGCTCAACAGGTACGCCGTCGGCCGAGAGAACGACGTCTACCTCGTGCCGAGTTACACCATCACCCCGCAGGGGAACCTGCAGGTCCGCCCCGAGCAGCCACTCGGGCACATGCACCGACTGGTCCAGCGGGCGCTCGCCCGCGTCGGACTGCCAGTGGCAGGTCAGGGCTTCCACACTCTCCGCCGCAGTGCGGCTCGGGCGCTCTTCGAGCAGTTGCGCCAGGAGACGAACTCGGATCACGCACTGCTGGTGGTCCGCGAATTCCTGAACCACCAGTCCGTCACCCAGACCGAGCGGTACCTCGGGATCTCCACCGAACGGACGCTGCGAGACGAGGCGCTTCGGGGGAGGGACTTCCTGTCCGCCCCTCGGCCTCAGCTCGCCGAGGTGATCAGCCTGTGATACCTTCTGTTCACCACACACCAGGACGAGAGGGACGATGATGGAAGACGGCTGCGATACCTGCGGGGGTACCGAATGCCTAGACTGCGCCTTCCGGCTTGATCACTTCCGGTGCGAAGTGACCTGCCCAGACTGCCCGCACTGACACACACAGAAGAGCCCCCTCCTGACGGAGGGGGCTTCTGTGTTTCTGCTGCTTACGCCTGCGGGTGGACGACGAAGGCCACGAAGCCTTCCTTCGCCCGGTTGTAGATGGAAAACGATCCGGCCTCCAGGTCGAGGTTCCTGCAGGCCCGACGGATCTGGCCGATGACGTAGTTGGCGGGCTGGTCCTTCGTGACCTTGAAGCCCCGGTGCTCGCCGGGGTGCTTCGTCGCGTAGGTGATATCCGGCAGGAACTCGGACGGCTCTGTCCGCCGTCCCCGTCCGCTCCGGACGCTTGCCAGCTGCCTCCCGTCCAGCGGTGCACTGTGCAGCTGGACTGTCGGAAACTCGCTGTCGCTGTTCGCCTTCTCGGCGCGCAGCCTCTCCAGCAATGCCAGGTCATCATTGGTCAGGATGTGTTGCGGTGCAGCTGCCGGACGGACGCTGCGGTTGGTACGATTGATGCGCGTTTCGGTTGCCATTCTACTGCCTCCTTCGTCTGCGAAGCCCCCCGTAGGGCTACGTCACAGGCGACGTTAGCAGGCGTGGTGTAAAACTACCGTACCGAAACTGTAACAGGGAGCCTGTCACCCTTGACTCCCGGAGGGAGATATGGGACCACCTCCAACTTATTGCAGCGACCTCCAGGCAGCTGCGGTCAGCGGGGATGCAACCCCGCCCGCAATCGACCACATCGTTCCTGCGGGATTCGTCCCGGCGTCACTGTTCCAGTACGACACCGAGGCGAAGCCAGCGCTCTTCAGCCAGTTGAGCGCGTAGGCGAGCCACCCGGCTCGCTGGGAGTCAGTGAAGACGTGGGTCCCCTTCGCGTCAACGCAAGTGCTGTGGATACCCAGCTCTGCCACCCTGAGTGGCAGCCCCTGGCGCTGTGCCCAGCCGTACCAGCGGTTGAAGCCAGTCATCCCGAACAGCGGGACAGTGGCAGCCGTCCCCACACTCCAGTAGGTCGCATAGACGTCAATCGCCAGCCAGTCGAGGCCAGCGGCCTTCGCCCAGTCGGTGGCGACGTAGCTGAGGCCACCGCTGTTGCCGGTGGTGGTGCCGGTGAACTGGTATTCCATCGCGACGTACCCAACCAGGACTCCAGGGTTAGCAGCCTTCGTCACCTTCGCGAACTGGGTGATCATGGCGATGAAGACATCGCCAGCCATGTCGTTCTCTGGCTCGTGGTTCATCGTCAGGAGGGTGCCAGCAGGGATGCCCTGGACGAACGCGGTGATCTGAGCGTCGTACTTCCCGGCAGCTACACCAGCGGCGTCGCCGCCCGGAGGCTTCACACTGGCGAAGCTGGCGAGGCCAGCCGCCACATCCTGTGAGCCAGGGTGCGCAGACCAGGTGGCAGGGAGGCCACTGAAGAACGACCGCCGCCGCTTCACCGTCCCGAGTCCGGCAGGGCCGGTCAGCTTGGCGAGGTTGGCAGCGTCATTCCCGCCGACGTTGTTGAACGCCCCGAACTCCATCCCGGGAGGAGCGGGCTGCGGGGGAGCAGACTGGAGAGCCAGAATCTCAGCCTCCAGACTGGCTACCTGGGCAGTCAGTCCAGCCACCTGATTCTGATCCGCCTGTAGCTCACTGTTGAGGCTAGAAATGGTAGTCTGGAGCGGAGCGGTGGCTGCTGCCACCGCGTCAGCGGCAAACTTGTCGAACGCAGCCTGGACGTACGGAGTACAGTCGGTCATCACTTACTCCAACGGTGGGAGGGTGGCAGACAGCGAGTCTGCCGGAGGGGCACTCTCGGTGGCGGTCCGCACGGTGTGTGGTGCCGCATAGCCGCCGATGGCGGCACCTGCGACAGTGATAGTGAAGGTCAGCAGCGCGGTCACCGGGCTGGGTACAGCCGAGATCGCATGGATAGCCTCCGCCGCAGTGTTGCTGGCGTGCCAGATCAGGACGCCCATCAGCCACTCGGCGAACGAGGCAACCACCACACCGCCACCGGAACCGGCCGCCGCTGCGATTACCTTCGTCTCGATCTTCTGAATGAGGTTGTTCATCTTCTTCTCCTCTAGCTCGACGTGCCCAGGTAGAACGCCTTCCACCAGCCCATCCCTGCAGGGGATACGTCAGTGACCTTCGAGGTGCCGCACAGCGGACCCGACAGCGCGTAGGCGATATTTCTGGCAGTCTCCTCTGGGGTCTTGCCTTCGAGGTGGCGCCAATAGTTGAGGCCACAGGCGACCACGGCGCCGCCGTTCCTGATGATGTCGTACATGCCGTCCCTCACAGGGGTAGTGGATGGAAGCTGGATCGGCACACCGCTGCCAGCTGGCACCTCGCCAGCAGGCCACCACGCCCCGATCCTGTCGGGGTGGATGATGGTGTCCAGGTCTACCGAGCTGTTAGCCACGGTGTTGTTGATGGAGCTCTGATAGAGATCGGCATTCGGCGACAGCCTGCCGCCAGACCATGCCAGCGTCTCCCACCCGAAGTCGGTGAGTCCAGCGTTGTGCAGGAAGTCGATGAGATCTGCTTCGCCGTAGGCGCCACACCAGAAGCCGTTCTGGTGACAGACGGCTCGAGCCTCCCGGAAGTAGGAGGCGATCTCGCCCATCACCTTCGGGTCGCCGACGTTGATGTCCTGGTCTACCGAGAAGACGATGCCCAGTTGGGTCGGAGGTCCGAACCCAACTCCAGCGAGAATCAGCTTCAGCTGGCGGCACGCCTCGATGGCGTCCCGCTGACCCTGAGCCGCGCCGAGGAGTGCGGCACTTGCGCCGTCCTCCCAGTTGAACTCACAGCCGATCCCGGCTGCGAGGTAGTTCTTCACCTCGTCGGCTGTCCAGTTCTTCGATGGGTCGCGAGAGAGGTAGCCGACCACCAGCTTCACGCCAGCAGCCCGCGCTCGCTGGGGGTCAATACGCCCCCAGCTCTGATCTACAGCATCTACCACAACCTTCTCCTAACTGAATGTGCCACCGACGCCACTAGCCGCAATCTCTGCAGCTAGCGCGTCGCTGACAACCGTCGGGGTGCTGAAGACGTAAGTGGCGCCGTCCGTTACCCCCACCCCTGGAGACTGGACGTTATGCCACACGCCACCTAGCTTGAATGTGGTGGTGGATGTGGGAATCCGATAAGTCAGACTCCCTCGGATTCTGCCCCGGTTCTGCCACAGGGGAGGCGTATAGAGCTGGGGCATCTTGGTTACCTACCTGTCTTGTCGCGGAGCTTCAGTTCGACATCACGCACCTCTTGCCGCAACCTATGTCGGTCTTGTTCGGAAGATGCTGCGTGTGAATCGAGTGCCTGCTTCAGCAGGGCTACGGACGTGTCCAGCGCAGAGAGGCGTTGGTCATGAGCATCGAGCCTTGCAGCGAATGGGGTAGTGTTACTCACTAGGACCGCCAATGCTTCGTTGACTAGGGCCATGCTCTTGTCCTGTGCATCCAGGCGGCTCGACAGCTTCTCCCCGTTGTCCTTCATTCTGCTCAGTGCGAACAGGATGAGAGCGGTGAGAAACGCGAGCCCGGCACCAAGGAAGATGCCGGTATAAGTTGGTGAAGCCTTCTGTACAAGAGAGGCGTCAGACGCCATATCAGATGCCAGGGCAAGATAGGGGTGGAAGTTCATTTATCAGCCCTTCGGTTGAAAGGGAGACCGAAACAATCCTAAGACTCGGTCTCCCGCAGATGGAACGTCAAGGTCCCACCAAAATCGTTTGCGTTGGTGCGCCGCTGGATGGAGGTGAAGTCGAGCTGGTCGATCACCACTTGGGTATTGACGGCACCAGTAGGTGTGAACTCAGTCAGTGTCACCTCCTGGCCCGTTGCTTCCAACGCCTTGACCGCGTAGTACCTTTCACGCGGTTGCAGTTGATCAGTTCGCTCTCGTCCGGAGAAATCCTTTTCGCGGGAGTAGAGCTGCACTGAGAACTGGATCAGGTGCTGGCGGCTAGGAGCCGGGATAGCCTTCACCTGATAACTGTTGAACACACAGCTCTGTCCCTGCAGTACGAACTTCAGTTGCAGCCACTCGTTGGTGCCCTGCGGCAGTCTGAAGTCGGGAGGGTTGTTGCCGGTGATCGGCCCACTGGTATTCAGGACGATGTCGGAGCCGAATGGAATCGACCCGACAATCTGGATTGACCCAGTATCGAGAGACCCGCGCACCGAACCCATCTTGAACAGCTTCGGCTCGCTGGTGTCATACCGGATACGACTTGTCTTGATCCAGTACTGGGCGCCCGGGTCGTGACCAGGGACGCCCTGCTGGACGTGGATGCCCTCGGGTGTCAGGAAGATCAGCCTGCCGGAGTAGGGCAGAACACTGACGGCGGTTACAGTCCCGACACCAGTCGGAGCGGTGGACGGAGGGCGCAAGTCCGGAGCCCACGCCAGTCTGCCTGCAGTGTCGATCTGGGTGGAGAGGTCCAGCCTCGCCAGTCCGGTCTTCCCGTCCGCCTGGGCGTTCGTGTACCCCGCATAGATGAAGCGATCAGCCCCGGCAAGTCCGTACACTGGAGACTTGGTGGTGAGGCTCAGTGGCCCGTTCACCATGTTCCCGGAGTAGGTGTCGAAGCTGGCTACATGCACACCCTTGTTCGTCCCGAGCGCGATGAAGGCGCCGAGGTAGTTCGCCATCGAGTAGACAATCTCTCCCAGCGGGAGAGTGCAGGCGGAGGTGGCGCCAGCAAGTACTGGCGTCGCTCCACTGCTGTCCAGCAGCATCTTCATCACGCTGGCCTGGTTACCGACGGCACCCGCAATCAGCACCGAGTCGGGGGACTCGGAGATCGCGGTGCAGGTCCAGAGCGGATTGGGGTGCGTGTACCTCGGGGACGGGAGAGCGCTGTGAGCTGCCACCGTCGAGGCGGTGTTCAGCTCGTAGACCTTGTTGCTGAGGCCAGCGATGAGGCGTTCCTTCGCCCACCCGATTGTCCCTTGCGACCCGCCAGGTACAGGAACCGGAGTGTCGGTGGAGGTTGAAGCGTTGGGCGTTCCAGACCATGCGTAAGTGTCAGAGCTGGTGCTTGCTGTCGCTCCAGAGAAGTACGGCAGCACCAGCGAGGACTGCTCGATCAGGACATCATCAACGTAGAAGTAGTCCACCCCTGCGGTGGTAGACCCACCGAAGTAGACGCTGAACTGAGTGGTGCTGGCGGTCGCTGTCACTGTGATGCTCAGCCTGACCAGCGCGTCCCGCACGGTGGAGCTGGTGCCGATAGCGCCGCCGCTAGTGATGGAGACACCGCCAGCGGTACCTCCGCTACTCGGGTTATAGATGTAGCACGAGAAGGTATACGTCTGTCCAGCGGTTGTGGGGCAGGTGTAGACGGCGCCAGGGAAGAACGAGTTGGCGCCAGCCGCCGTCACCTTCATCGACTTCGTGCCACTCCGCCAGGCGGCAGTGCTCTGTGACAGGGTCGGTGCAACCGTCCCGCCAGCAGACCAGGCGGCGTTGATCGACGCCCCCTCGAATGAGGGATCGACACAGAGGTTCGTTCGAGCGGATGCCGAACCAAAGTTCGGCGCCTCGTACAGCGGGATGGGAGCGGCAGTCGAGGTGACGCTACCCTTCGCCACGTAGGTCAGGACGCCGGGGACATAGCCAGCCGTGTTCAGCTGGATCAGCGCGAAGTAGTTGCCACCGTCTGTCGTGAGGTTCGAGATGGTGCAGTTGCTGATGCCGCCGTAGGCGCTACCAGACAGGTCGATCTGGGTCACCGTCGGCGCAGCGTCTGGACCAGAAGCCCAGACCACCTGGTAGAGCGACTGTGCACCACCGATGATGGCATAGTCGATGCCACCGACAGTTGCGGTGCACATCGTCGTAGCCGCGAAGCCGAACGCCGAGAAGGTGGTGTCTGGTAGGCGACTGACCTTCCCTGGCGTCCAGCAGTCGATACCGAGACTGGTGTCGAATCGGATGTGTGTGATCTGCTCCTGCTGGTACTGGAAGTTGGTGAACGGTGCTTCCAGGTTCTGCTGCCCAGCTCCACCGTGGAAGCTAGACTGGCTCTTGATCCAGGGGAGCTGGGAGAGTGTCTGCTCTCCAGGCTCGTAGCTCTGATCGACTCGACGGATGGTGGTCGGCTCGGTCACCCGCTTGAACGGGTAGTTCTGGTCAGTCGCCAGCCGGAAGCCGATGCCACCCACCAGGACGTCGTAGCCACCAGTGTTGATCGTGGTGGTTACCGGACCAGATCCGGGTATCGCGGTGTAGATGGAGGGCAGCCTGCCCGGCAGTAGAGACATCGTGACTCCTTACGCCTCAGCAGGGAAAGAGAACTCCAGGGAGATGAAGCCGCTAGTACCACCTGCGTAGTAGGCGGAGTGCTGGACATCGCCGTTGGCGTTGAGGTTGATCTCGGCGAGACCAGTGGCAGCAGGGCAGGTGAACTTCCGGCGTTTCGCTGCTCGGAAGCCCGCAGGGAGAGTGAAGAGCACACCACCAGCGGTACCGCTCTTAGCCATCCCCTTCACCCAGACGATCCCATCCTTCTGCTTGTACTGCGGGATATCGAAAGCGGCACCACCGTCAAAGCTGACCCATGATGCACCGAGGGTGGGAGTGATCCACCCAGTGTCGCCAGCGAACGGGGCATAATTGTTGGTGCCCAGCTTCGCAAACAGGCCTGCCTGGGCGCCGTTGTTGGTGGGGGCGGTGAGGTAGACGATGCCACCGACGGTGACGCCAGCGGTGTCGGCGGCAGCTTCATTGGCGTAGCTGGTTCCGTGCAGCTGAGACGCGATCGAGCCCGCAGTGATTGCCCCGGTTACACCAGCGTTGCCGCTGACGTTGAGGGTGGTTGCAGAGACGGTGGCAGCAGTGGTCGTCCCGGTGGACGTGAGGCTGGCTGCCGTGATGTTGCCACTGGCGGTTGCGCCCGCCAGCGTGCTCGCGCCGCTGACGCTGAGGGTGGAGGCGGCTACCCCGGCTAGCGTCGTTGTTCCGGTGAACGTCTTGTTGCTCAGCGTCTGGGCATCGGTAGTTCCGACCACAGCACCCGAGGTGTTATGCACCCCGGAGCTGCTATTGATGTGGGCGTTGGCCTCATCAAAGTCCTGGGCAGTGAACGCGAAGTCGAAGGTCGCGCCAGCGAGGTGAGAGACAGCATTACTGCCGCCCTGTCCGCGCACCACCGTCGCAGTGTTGCCGATGATGTTGGTGACCGACACGACCTCGGCCGAAGCAAGACCGTAGTCAAGGATGGCGAAGAAGGGGAAGCTGGTCGGCCAGTTGGTGAAACTGCCGACGGTGACAGACCCAGCCCCGGAGCTGAGTGCTCCGGTGATGGTCTGCTGTGGGACGAAGTTCTGGTAGTACCTGCGACTCATTAGACTCTCCCTCGCATCCGTGCCGGATACCTAGCTCGCAGCGAGTCCCGCTCGTTGGCGAGTCGAGCTGTGAACTGTTTCATCAGGTAGCTGCTGATGTTCAGCCCGGTGTTGGGCGGGACGGTGGTGGACCTGGTGGACTGCTCAATCGAGTCCAGCTGGGCGCGGGAGATGTCGAACGTCGGTGCCAGCTTCATCGCCACTCCCAGCGGGAGGAGGTCACTGCAGCTCACCGGCAGTCCAGTGACTGCGACAAAGTCGTCAGTCTCGGAGGCGAGGAACGTCGGCTCTGTGGCATAGAGGATCTGGAGCGGTCGGCCGGGCATCGGCCCACTGCCAACCTTCACTGACACTCCGTCGAAGTCGTCCAGCGAAAAGGCGAGAACTTCGTGCCACTGCTGAATCGGGTCCTGCCAGCGGACGTTGAGTATCCGGCTTGCCGGAGTCGGTAGCGTGTAGGTGTACTGCGGGTAGGTGGTGGTGGTGACGAACTGGGACACCGCGAAGAGATCGGGGAACAGGCCACCGATCACCTCGTTCATCTGCTGTAGGACGGTGGAGCGGGGGAACTTCGGCTGGCTGACAATCATCGCGCCAGCTGCGTGCGCAGCGGCTGCGGTGCTGTTGAAGCCACGGCCAAAGCCGTTGGCAAGGGTGACGGTGTTGGTGCTCGGGTCGATGGCGGTCACGAACAGCTGTTCGGCCTCGATCTCCACGATGCCAGGGTTGATGCCGACGGCCTGGCCGTAGGATGCATCAACCACCAGCGTCTGGTCAGCGGCACCAATCGGAGCGTGCAGTACTGCAACCTGGTCGTTGGACTGACCGTAGCCGTGCATCATCTGCACCGTCTCGTCAATCAGCTGCTTCGCGGTTGGCATCTACTCCACCTCCACAGGCTGGCCGCCGAACTCCTGGTCAGCCCGGTACGGGACGCCAGTCATCTCGGTGATTGCTCTAGCCTCTGCCACCTCGGCAGGGCTGATGCCCTCCGGCTGCAGCCCGTCTTCTCGCGCTGCCCGGTAGTTGTCTTGTGCTCGATAGATGGCGGTGTTGTTGTCGTGGGCCTCGATGTCAGCAAGCTGCACCCGCTTCGCCCTGACACACTCACCCCAACTGAGGTGCGTGCCGGGGTTGGGACACCCCGTACTGCAGTGGTTGGTCATATGTGCTCATTCCCGGGGTTGCAGTTGATGACAGACAGCACAGAAGAAGCCCCCGGGGTGATCAGCCCCGGGGGCCTACTTCAGTCGCTCAGATTCGCGCTAAGCCTGTCGGCTTAGATGCCACCGATGGAGCTGGCGGTGCGAACCTGCTGAATCGCTTCCTGCCGGTAGATCGACCAGCCGCCGAGGGCGTACCAGCCAATCGGGAAGAAGCGGTTCAGCTTGTCGGTCTGGTTACCGATCCGGGTCTCCGGCTCAATGGACATCGCCTCAACGATGGCCTGCTGACCGAAGTAGTAGGTCCGGTAGACCTTGGTGCTGGTGGCACCGTCGGCAACCACGGTTGCACGCGGGTTGACGAGGTAGCGCGCACCGAGGTACGAACCGATCTCAGCCCGGTAGATCTCCGTGGTGTCAACGTACTGGTGAGGGTTCAGCCAGCCGTTGTTCGACATCACGTCAACCGCAACGTCCGGGTGCATCACAGCCATGTACTGGTCTGCGCCATCCTTGCCGATCGCGTTCCGACGCCGCAGCAGAGCCACGGCATCCCGAGCGCAAGCGTCGGTGAAGGTGTCGGTGCCAGTGACAGCAGCCTCGGAGAAGGCAGTGCCGGAAGCCTGGCTTCGCAGGACACCACCGTTCGGGCCGAGGACGTAAGTCCCACCGTCCACGACGTTCTGCACCAGCTTGTCGATGGTGTCGAGGCGGTTCTTCCCGAGGAGGTTGGCAATCGCCGGATCGACGGAAGCGAAGGCCAGAGTCTTCAGCTTCAGAGTCTTCAGCGAGGCGTTACCGTACTCGTTGAGAGTGACGGTAACTCGGATCGGAGCCGGAGGCGCAACGGCGTCCGGGTCCACAGTCTCCACGAGTGGAGTGGTAGCCAGTGCAGCGTATTCCTGCATCAGGCTCAGCGTCACGGTGACACCCGGGTTAGTCTCGCTAACCGGGTGCTTGTCAACCATCATTCGGAAAATAGGCTCCGAGCGCAGCTGGTATTCCAGGTATGTATCGTAACTGGCAGCTAGCAGGTTGGCATAGGCGACGCCAGCGTCAGTAAAGACGTTAGCCATTCATTACTCCTATGTCGTTGCTCCCCAGCAAGTGCTAGAGAGCGTTGGGATTCGCGGGCATCAAGCCTGCGCGAACCAGAGTGGCATAGCCTTCCTTCGTCCGAGGAGTATTCGCCAGCAGTCGCTGAATCTCTGCCGGGTCAGTGAGAGTGCGCTGGGCTTGTCCAACCCCCGTACTCTCATCATCACCGCCTGCCGTCGCGGCTGCGAGCCGAGACGCTGCATCAGAGTTGGCGTCAGCACCAGGGCCGGTGCCAGTGTCGCCAGCGTCTTTGACGGGGAACAGATCCTCGTTCTCCTTCAGCCATGCCATCACAGAGGCTTCATCAGCCTCACCCGTATAGAACTTCGCGGCCTTCGCGGGAGCGCCCTTGGCCTTCAGTAGCTCCGCAACGGTACTCGTACGCTTCTCCGCTTTCAGCGTTGCCAACTCAGCGGCAGCGGCTTCAGCCTGCTGCTTCATCTTGTCGTACGCCTTGCGCAGTGCTTCCGGACCATCAAGGTTCTCGGGGGTGTTGTCGTTTTCAGCCATCTGTGTCTTACTCTCCTAATTCAGTGCCAGTTACGGCGATTGTCGTGAGCCAACTCGGTGCCTTAGGGACGCACTTCGCGCTCTCACTGCCAGTCTTAGTTACGTGCTGCAGGGCTGGTCGGTCTGCAGCGCGGTGACGAGCCGAGGTGTCGAACCTCGATCTGGGAGCTTATGAGACTCCCGACGCTCCCGCGCCCGTCAAAGCCCCACCAGTCCCGGAGGGAGGGTGGGGAGCAAAACTAGAAGTCGGTGGCACTCAGCTCCTGGCTGACACCAATCGACTGTTGAGTGGCGCCCGGGTGACCAGTAAACAGCCCGCGCTCAGAGGCATTAGCCACTGTCGCCTTAGCGGCTTCAGCGCCGTTGCCGAGGAGAAGCCTGTTCTCCTCTTCTGTCGTACTGCCGTAGGCGGCAGTGCCGTCCGGCTGGACGCCGAACCGCTGACCGATCGCTTGATCAGTCTGGCCGTACTGAGCGACCTGCTGGTAGGCGTTCTGCGCCTGCGCCAGAGTCACCTGGTGCTGGGCTAGAGAAGCTGCCCTGGCGCCACTGACAGCGATGCCCTGGGTGGCGGCGGCACCGCCAATCC